CGTCAGACACTTTGTGGACTGGTGGAGACATCAAGGCCAACGTGCCTGTGTCAGCATCAATGTTTCTTTTTGTGTATGCAAACTCAATTGACTACGTTGACTTTGGCTCAACTGACGGGGTATCATATGACACAACCAGAACTTATTTTCCCGAGATTGCCCAAGATGTATGGGTAAAAGTATCACACTTTAATATGCTTTATGGCAAACTCTATATTAAAATTGTTTTCAAGTCAGACTATTCCTTATCAGAATATGAATACCTTCTTAATGGGCTAACTGTTGGGCAGTATTCAGAAAGCATCTCTAGCGACTCACTAGGTATTGATCCATATGTTCCTGCTGGTACAGAGGCGGTTATTGTAGATGGAGCACTGCCTGCAACTGTCGCTTGGTACGAAGAAAAGTCTTCAGGAATCACAGAGCGATCCATGTTTCATGTTGTTGAGGACAACGAGTTTTTGTCTTACAACACAGCAATGCCAATGGTTTATGGGTCAAACTATCTGACACGACTTAGGCCAATTGCCGGGGAAGATGAAGGAACCTTCCCTTCTTTGGTGTTTGATGGATGTGGAATGTTCACAGACCAAGGAAGATATGACACATTCACTTTAGAGTTTTGGATGAGAATCGGGGGAGGAACACTTACTCCAAGAAAACTGGTCGGCCCTGCAATTGATGGCAATGAAGATGGGCTCTTTGTATGTGGAAGTATTTTTACTTTGACCATAGGAGATAAGAGAGCATCTTATAGTGTCGGCAGGCTTGGCGATCCCATGCTGATTCATATTGTTTATACCCCAGCAGCACTATCTCTTCTTATCAATGGCGAAACCGTTCTTGAAATCAACATTGATCCAGCCACACTAGATATGCCAGACGAAACGAATCAGTGGCTAGGGTTTTACTCATATGAAGATATCGGTCCAATAGAGATTGATGTCGTCAGTATCTTTGGGTATGCAATACCTGGCGCGATGGCTAAAAGAAGATTTGTTTGGGGGCAGGGTGTAGGGGATATTAGCCTCATCAACTATCAGTATCAAGGAGATGGAGTTTATGCAAACTATGCATCTTCTGGTGCAGTAAACTCTGTTTCATACCCAGATGATTCTACATGGTCGGCAGGAAGTCTTGACAATCTAACTGTCAAAAGAAATAAGTTATCATACAATCAGCCAAAAGAGCCAGTCACAGTATTGGCTTCTCACACCAAGCAAGAGTGGCTAGATGATTTGTCAACATATAGTGCAGCCTATTTGGTAGCAGAAACAACTGATGACACGTTGCCGACATGGGCTTTGAGCCCTGGACATATATTTTCCTACTGCCCAAACAGCGAGTATGAGGAAGAGGTAAACTATACGCTGTTTAGTGACCCTACGCTGTTTTGCAAAGATGTATCTGGATTTTCAATTTCATTTCGTTCTGGCAGAGTTGATGGCCTGGGAGATTTTTATGGCCCGGATCAGTCAGCAACAGATTTTGCCAGCACAGAAGCCTTTTTAGAAACTTTTGGGGCAGGAACAAAAGACTATTTATCAACAATTGTTGATGATCAAGGCAACGAAACGGAGTTGACTATTGGCGTGGCAGGAGACTTCACAAGAGTATACCCTTTGTTCAGAATAAACTCAAGAGCAAACCCAAACAAATTCGTTTTGTCATACCTTTTATTAGGTGCTGAATATCAATTTGTTCAAACAATTTATGTTAACACGGCAACTGGAATTGTTGAAAGAACTGCAAACTCAAAGCCAGTGTTTTACTATAACGATTCGTTAACGTTTAAATTTGAGGGGCTTAATGCCTCAAGCGAGGCAAAGTCAATGCTTAAGAATATTCAAGACTTAGAAATAATTCTTGGCTCAGACTTAAACACATCGTCTTCAGTCGAATTTCACTCGTTCTGCTTGTTCAATAAGAGGTGGTATAACGAAAACATCTCCCCGCTAATAGGCGAAACAGTAGAAAACTCAGGAGACTACTACCCGCTATACACCCTGGCCACAGGAAGTGAGTTTCCAGCAACCTCAAGTGCAGCACTTTACAGTGGAGATGTTGAAACAGGGTTGCCCGAGCCAACGGATGCATCTGCCCTATTGCTTAATCAGTTTTACAAAAAACAATTTTTTACCAATTACTCATACTTCGTTACAGAAAAGTTTGGGGACTTCTATGAAGACTACGGAGTTAAAGGATCATTTGAGGATTATGTTCCTCTCGCCTCTCTCGCCGGGGTAGTCAAAGACATTGAAGGCAATGACTCTATGGCAGTTGACACCATTCAATATAACATAAGTTATCCAGCACCAGAGTATGAAAGCCCAGACACACCTGACACTTGGACCTATGGAGAACTGCTGGCATTCTACGAGGGATTAACCCTGTCCTATCTTTACATGGGTGTTTATAGCGGGTACCCAACATACGAAGACTTAATGAACAACACCTCTTTGCTAGACATCTCTGACTCAACCATCACCATTGATACTTCAGGAGAATTTGTCAGAACGTATATTTCTTTGCAAGACTCAACCAATAGTCTTAAGCAAGCAAATGAATTTGACACAATCACCGCAGCCACAAATACAAACACTGTTTACTTTCAGGTATTTGATGACTTTGAAGACCACCTGTTTGAAATATACGACGGGGCAATTCTTATTCCACCGCGCAGTCGCGGGGTAGATAAACTATCTCTCGGATTTCACTTAGAGTATGCAGTCCCAGGTGTACTAACATATCCTGTAGAAATAAAAAGCCTTGAACTAGCAGCGTTTGCAAAGAATAGGGTTGGGTTTACGCCAGTTAAATCAACGACAGGAAAAGACGTTTATCCGTTCGTACACAACGGAGTGTATCACGATCACGCTGCTTACAACCCGTTTAAGATTGACAAGAGGGGGTTGCCATATCTCTACCTTGGTTCTGAAAGTGGGTTTACTCCTATGGGTCTTACTCAAGAGGGATGGTCCAAGGGTCTAGAGATGTATATGCCAGAAACAAAAGACACGCTCTATCGACTTGATAACGTTCAGTTTTGGATCAGAAAAAACAACTTGTTTTCAGAACAAGAAAAGGTTATTCTTGAATTGACATGGGATAACAACATGATTTACTTTACGTCACAGTCTTTTCAGGATGATAAAACAAGAGGAATTATTAGGGCGTATAGCAGCGGTGGTGTCCCCTACTTGGGAGGAAAGTTTATTCAAAATGGAAACATTGTAACGTCCCCAGTTATTGATATGAGTCAGTGGCATACCATTGCATATGCATTTGAAAACGATGGACTTGACCTTACCGGCAATATGGGCAAAATGAGATTTTATCCGGGGTATTCATACAACAACGTTTCTTATTTCTCTACCAAGGCATCGCTAGGAACTAGCCAAATCAACTATAGGTCTTGGACAGATGTACTAGCAGAACTATGGTCTTATTGGAGAGACTTGGATTTGACATGGGAACAGATCGGCATTGAGGGTCTTGCCCTAGTTAAAGCAAAAGAACTTTCTCAAATTGTTTATAGAACTTATATCGGAACAGAGCAAATATCTGTAGAAGGGCCGTCTGCACTCAGGTTTGGGCAAGATGGCATTGCATCCTACCCTGCCTCGTCGTGGTCAACAACTACAGCAATTCCTGTTTAATATGGTACAATCATGGTATGGATCAGGCAGGTAAATCAAAAGCAACGGTAATTCCCAAGATGTATGACTGGGGGCTTTATCTGTGGAAGAAAGCCGATGGCCACTTGTTTCGAGATGAAGATGGAAACATGCTAAATATTCCAGCAATGCGTGGAGATATTAGCAAGATTGCAGAGATTCGTAAAGCCGCTGCCTTTTATGGAGAGCCAGAAGGCACACCATATTTTATGCCGGGTATCAAGAGAGCCACAGAAGAAGAATACTCTGAGCAAATGGATCGTATGAGACAAGGACTTATCCCTAACCTAAACGATATGGGCGCTGTTTATGACGCTCAACAAACAATTAAAACACACGGGAGCGATGAATAAGTGTCCTGGGACATAACTGAGGATGCTGTCATTATTGATGGCCTGAACTTTGACTCTGTCAAAAAGGTTGAAAAAAGAGATTCTTCCGATCCGTTTATGAAGTCTTGGGAGATTCTAAGAGGCTACCGAGGTATTGAGAAAAACTTTAAGCGTCGTGGTGATCGTCTAGAAAAAGCAGACATGATGCCACAGGGCCAAGAGAGTGCTAGGTCAAAACAAATCAACCCAGGATCAGTAATTAGAACCGGGTATGGAATCTTTGATGTAGTCACACCACCTTACGATCCTTATCTTTTGGCTCAATACTATGAAACACACTTTGCAAACCATGCAGCGGTAGACACTAAAGTGGCCAACATGGTTGGCCTTGGCTATCACTGGGAATTGTCAGACACGGCAATGGCCAGGGTAGATACAAAAGAAACTGAAAAACAAAGAGAGTCTGCCAGAGGCAAGATCGAACGCGCAAAAGCCATGATGAATAAATGGCTTGATGAACTTAATGACGACGACACTTTTATTGGAACGCTAGAAAAAGCAGTCACCGACCTTCACTCAACTGGAAATGGATATATTGAGATTGGCAGGAAGAGCAATGGCCAGATTGGATATGTCGGTCACATACCTGCTATGACTGTCCGTGTTCGTCGTGAGCATGACGGCTATTGTCAGATCATTGGAAACAAAGTTGTCTACTTCTCTAACTTTGGCAAGCAAGGTTACAACCCGGTAACAACTGACCCTAAGCCTAACGAAATCATTCACCTCAAACTTTATTCACCACTCAATACCTATTATGGTGTACCAGATATTGTGTCTGCTGGTCAGGCTCTCGTTGGTGATCAGTTTGCACAACAATACAACATTGATTACTTTGAAAACAAGGCTGTCCCTCGTTACATCATCACAGTCAAGGGAGGAAGGCTATCTCCTGATAGTGAAAGAAAACTCTTTGATTTTATGCAGAACAACCTTAAGGGCCAAAATCATAGGACACTTGTTGTTCCACTACCTCCCGATACTGACCAAACCAAGGTTGAGTTTAAGATGGAGGCTATTGAAGCCGGGGTACAAGAAGGAAGTTTTGGTAAGTACCATGACTCTAACCGCAACGACATTCTTACCGCACACCAAGTTCCATTATCAAAGATTGGTATGGGCGACGGTAGCCTAGCAGGAACAATTGCTTCTGACCGTACATTCAAAGAGCAGGTAGCACGACCTGGGCAAAGGACTATTGAAAAGAAGGTCAACAAGATTATTTCCGAGGTAACGGATGTTCTTGTATTTAAACTTAATGAACTTACTCTCACTGATGAGGCTGCTCAGGCACAGATTCACGAGAAGTATCTGCGCTCTCAGGTGCTATTGCCCAATGAGGTTAGGGACGAACTTGGCAAGGCTCCAAGAGCAGGAGGGGATGATCCCCTTGAACTAACTGCCCGCCAAGCGGCAGACTCAGCCAATGAGGCAAGAGGAAACGACTCACGCTCTCAAGACAGAGAAGACAATGCGGCAGATAATCCAAATACAGTAAATGGACGGAAACCGCAGGGAGAAAATAAATAGTACGCAAAAGGGTGCTATAATAATAATTGCCATTAGTGGCGGAATAAAATTGTTACGGAGAAATGGTTTGTACGAGACAAAGGTTGCTTTTGAAAGTGATAACATCCGTTTGTCCATGCCACTAATGAAGGTGGATAAGGAAAAGCGTCTTGTCCACGGCTTTGCTACTCTAGATAATCTAGACAAGCAGGCCGATATTGTCACTAAGGCTGCAAGCATTAATGCCTTTACAAGATTCCGTGGCAATATCCGTGAGCAGCACGATCCTCACAAAGCAGTAGGTCGTGTCATCAACTTTAAAGAAAACACCCTTCATGATCCAGAAACCGGCAAAACATATAGTGGTGTATTTGTCAGCGCATATGTGTCAAAGGGAGCAGAAGATACCTGGCAAAAGGTTCTTGACGGAACACTGACTGGTTTTTCTATCGGCGGTAGAATTACAGACACAGAAGATGCCTTTGATGAAGACATGAATAAGAGCATTCGCATTGTTCATGGATACGAACTGTCAGAACTATCCCTGGTAGACAATCCCGCTAACCAACTAGCCAACGTAATCTCTATTGAAAAACTGGACAACGGTGTTGTTCATGTAGATACACCTCTCGTCAAGGGCGGTATCGAAAACATCTTCTGGTGTAACGCAGATAGCCTAGTAACATTAAAGGCTACTGACGAAGAAAGGTGCTCTGTGTGTAATGAAGGAATGTTCAATGTCGGATTTGTCGAAACTAACGATCCTGACAAGCGCACAACTATTAAGACTTCTCTTGAAAGTTTCAAGAAGAATGCGCTGACCAGCGATAAGGTTAATAACTTAGTAAAGGAGGCGAATAGTATGGCAGAAGACACAATTGTAGAAGAGACTGTTACCGACGAGGTAATGAAGTCTGAAGACGCAGTTGAGGAAAGTGCCCCCGAAGTGGAGGCCGTAGTTGAAAAGGCTGATGAGGCTGTTGAGGTTGAGGCCGAGACTGACGAGGTAGAAAAGTCTGACAACACAGATGCAGAAGTAGTTGCTGATGCTGATGTAGTTGAAAAGGACGCTGCCGCAAAGGTTAATGAACTAAACGACCTTCTTGCTTCCAGCCTATCTACCCTTGTAGAAACAGTTAAGACTCTTAACGACAAGGTTGATGAGATGAACAAGTCTCTCAGCGGAGTTAAGAGCGAAGTAACTGCTGCAAAGGGCAGTGTAGAAAGTCTTGGAAAGCGAGTGGATGCAGTAGAAGACACCACCGCTTTCCGTAAATCTGGCGATCTTGGCGAGGTCGTTCAGGAGCAGGAGATTCAGAAGTCTGGATCACTGTGGGCGGGTCGTTTCCTCACTACAACCGACCTATAAACTAAAAAAAATACAACAGGAGGTGAATAGTTAAAATGTCGGAAGAAAAAGAAATTCTAGAAAAGTCAGCAGAGCAGGGTGCATTTGCATCAGGTGGAATTGGAGGTG